CAAGCGCCTCGGCATCAGCACAGCCGCCGTCAGCGCCTACAAGCTCCCCCAACCGGACGCCCTAATAGGCCGCACGCGCGGCTGGCTGCCAGAGACCATCGACCAATGGAACGCCAGCCGCCCTGGCCGAGGCGTCGGCGGTGGCAGGCCGCGCAAGCATCCGGCGGAGTGACGTCCGCCCCGGCGCTCATCCGCGAGCGCCGGGGCGGTTTTGTTGTTGGAGGTTGGATGTTGTCAGTCTTGGATCGATTGGTGGCACTGTGCCGTGTTCAGGTATTTGATCGAGACTACATGGTGGATCTGGGTTCCTGGCATTTTTTCCTTGGCCGCGTTCCCCTTGCGTAGGGATTGCGGATAGTAGGGGCCGTCCTCTCCGCTTCTTCCGAGGCCGATGCACCAGACTGTGTTTCCCATGTAGAGGCGTATCCGGCTGTTGCCTGATTCGACCACCATGGATGCGTCGTTCAGTGCGAATGCGCTGGCTATCACGTCGGTCTTCCTCGCGAGCCATCGCGCGTCTCCGGTGAGCGCGACCCTTTTCACCGAGATCCCATGGCCGGACAGGAGGTCGGTGTACAGGCGCCGGGCGGGAAGTCTGCGGGTGCGGTTGTCGTCGGCGTAGTATTCCAGGCCGCATAGGTGGGCGAAGTTCGAGGCCTTCCATTGGATGTCCAGCGTCATCCCGTCGTCGCACGCGATTCTCGTGATCGTTCCGACGAGATTGGCGTATAGTCGGGCTGCCTTTCGGGCCTCGCCAAGCATCCGCCGCTTCGCCTCGGTCACGTTCACGCCCGGAATCCTCCCAGAAAATTAAAAGAGGGGCACCGACCAAGCGCCCCTCCGAAGCCGTGTGGCTGATCTTTTTACAGTCTTCTGCATGACTAGCGTCCCGTTTGCGCGGGAAGGGTCACGGCTCCGGTTGGTCTCAACCGTCTGGCCCAGCCGTTGGGCGAGACATCCAGCTCTCGCTGATGGCGCATCGACTCGCCATCGGATGCCTGCGGCAGCCAGCCACACGCTTCGAACCCGAAACCCTGCCCACCAGCAAAGCAGGTCCGGGTCTCAAGTTCGATTGCAACGATACCCCATGACGGCGGACATTCGTCTCGCCGTGAGCGTGATCCAGACGGTATTCGCACAAAACCACCGGTCCGCCGCGACGGCGGCGGACGACCACGCAAACACGCCGAATAACAAGAAAAGCCCCTCCCCCAGCAATGCTGAGAGAGGGGCAAATGTTAAAAAACGGGTGTAAAAAATTCCACGGACACTACAGTGCCGCAATTTTCCACACCCGAGTTTGAGTTTCCGTCGCGAGTTTGAGTTTCACGCCAGAAAATTAATCACGGTCAGGCGTTGCGCAGCGGATTGTAGGCGACGCCGAAACCGGACGCGACGACACCGGCGGCAGTGGAGATGAAACCGCCAACCTGCGCATCACCGAACATCATGAAACCCAAACCGACGATGGACGCAGCCAGAGAGGCCACGTAGATGCCGGTCCTGACCGTATCGTTGAACACCGGCCTGTACGCGTCCGGCTGCTGGTTGTCCTGACCGTCTTCGCGCTCGTTGGTCAGGTTGTTGACTGTGGTCTCCAAAGTGGACGGTGCTGCATGTTGAGCCATTTAAACCTCCTTAGAATCATCCCTGGTTGAGCGCCGACTGCAGGGCTCGTGCGGTCGCGGGGCCGAAGCTCGCATCCTGCGCCAACCCGTAATGCGCCTGGATGGCGCGAATGGTGGCCGGTCCGAGCAGTCCGTCCACGCCGCAGCCGAGTCGGCGTTGCACGGCACGGATCAGGTCACTGCCGCCTCCGCCGTAGCGGACCACGCTCGAATCGATTGCGGGACGCGCGTAGGTCCTGCCGTCCGGTACCTGTTGGCCGCTGATGATGCCATCCACCGCGGTGCCCATGACCTGCTGCCATTTGCGGACGGTGGCCGGGCCGACATTGCCGTCAACCGCGAGAGCGCCGGCGGAAGCCGAAGAGACGCCGCCGTAGCGCAAATAGCAGTTCCAGGGATAGTTGTAGTAGCCCCTGATATTTGTCTCGCGGCCGGTCTGATCGCCCGCCCTGCCATACGCGGTGCCACGCTCGCTGATGGAAGCCTGTGCGAGCTTGCCGCCACCAAGATAGACCGCGACGTGGTGCACGTCGTTGAGCAGGATGTCGCCCGGCTGCGGACTGCCATTCGCTGGCAGACGCCTCCACCCGCGCGTGGTCAGGTTGTCGCTGAGGTTGCCGGTGTAGGTGGCCGAGCCGGTGTCGAAGCCCGCCTCCTTGAGACAGTGGATGACAAGGGACGAGCAATCGCAATTACCCCCCGATGGGTTGAAGTTCCAGCGGTCGGACTGGCTGTAGCCGAGATTGGCGACTGCACACCAGTAACGCATGCGGTTAATCAAAGCGCTCACGCTTGCCATATCAGTCCTCCAATCCTTCGACGGCCTTGGCCGCGTCCTCCTCGGACACGACCTGAATGGTTTCGGGCGGTATCGAATCGCCCTGCGGTGTCATTTCCGGCGTCATGGTCACTTCGTCCATGACGGCCTCCTTCCCGCCCCTCACGGGGCAATAGAAAAGGCCACCTCCGAAGAGATGGCCTTGCGGTTGTGAAAATCGATGTCAGCGCATGTGAGCGCCGTGGTTGAAAATGATGATGAGTGCGAGGAGAAGCAGGTAGGCTCCTCCAGCGATGGCTAGACGTGTCATTGCCGGTCCTCCAAGTATTTTTCGGCGGCTGAGATGATCCAGCATTGCGCGTCGAGTTTTTCGAGCTTAGCCAGCTCGTATCGGACGGCCTCGGAATGGTCGTGTGACTGGTCGCCGTAGATCAGGCTGATGAGCGTGTTCTTGATCGTGTCACGGCAGAGTTCGTCCATGCGGTCGTCGATTTTCGATGTCCGCTCTCCCAAAGTCCGTGTCTTGGCGAAATGCTGGGAGAGTGGCGAATCGTATGGCAAGCGTTCCGGTTGCACGTGCGCGTACAATCCGGTGGCCAGCGCGTCCAAAGCGCCCGGCCAGACTTTAAGGCCGAGCGTGATGAGCGCGCACGCGCCACCAACACCACCAAACCCTGCTAAAAACGTTTGAAACACATCACATCTCCTTGAAATCGTTTAATCTTTTGGCATGGTGTCGCCATCGAAATAATTGCCCGGCAATCCCAACGAGACGAGCTGCTGCCACTGGTCTTGAGGCACGCACAAGCCCCTGCTCAGATTGACCGCGCAATTGTTCAGACCGACGAGAATGCCGTGAGTGGTGTTGGCGGCGGTGAAGACGTAATCCACGCGACCATTCGAGGCGACCAGCACGCTGTCGCTGTCATTGGTGGCGAGACGCAAGTGCGGATTGTCGCCACTCGTGGAGTACATGTAACAGGCGACGCTCACATGGTATTTCACGCCCGACGTCAACTCCGTGAAGGTGATGTTCGATGGTTTCGTGTTCGTCGTCTTGACGTTCACACCGGCTTTCGGCATGACGCAGTGATTAACGATGGGAGTCATGCCACCACCCCCATGAGGGTTAGGCGAGCGGCATCGTATCCCCGTCGAAATATCCGATGCTGTCGAGCAGGGTCTTGTTCGCTCGATATTCGTCCTCCGTGCAGATGAGTATATTGGTCACGGTGACGGTCGGACTGCCTGACTTGACGTGATAACTCATTGATACCGGAGCGGCATTGTGGATGCCCATCAGGTAGCCGACACGTTGGCGTGCGCTGAATTCGCCCTGTGTTCCGCTTATCGAGATAGTGCCGCCCGTGACGTTCACCTCGGCACTGATCCAATATGTTATCAAACGCACGGTCGGAGCGGTCGTGATATTCACCCACTTGTCTGCTCGCAAGGTGATGGTCGAGGATGGGATCGTGCATAGGTTCATGACCGTCATCGGGCACCACCGTCCCGGTGCGCGGCGTCAGTCGCGTGGCATGGTGTCCCCGGTGAAGAAGCCCGGAAGCCCCCCCCCCAACGGCAGTGGCGTAAGTGTCGGCACGTTCGATGAGGATATCGCTCATCATGCCTATCGCGCCGACCACGTTGCCTGCTGCGATGCGGACGATGATCTCCTCGCAGCCGTCCGGCACCGTTATGGTCCCGTCGACATCGACCGTCGTGCCATCCGCTATTTCTTTTTGCAATGGCATCGTATACTTGTCACCGACCTTCGTGTAGACGCGGACGGATGCGTTGGCGTGCTTCGCGAAGGCACAGCAGTGCACGTGGTAGGTTCCAGCCGGTGGAAGACGGTCGCCTTGCAGCGAATACTGCGCGTAAGCGTCTCCAACGGTGAGCACGGTCACGCGCAGCCAGTTCCTGCGGGCCACGACCGGAAAATCCACTTTCATGGTGCTCGGCGCATACGGTTTAAACGTCTTCGTGATGAGCGGGTCGGTGAACCAGTTAATCCTCACTGTCATCATCCACCCCCTTGGTTGCGTCGAGCACATCCTGCGGGATCAATTTCATGGCCGCCGACAGTTGGCTGGTCAGGATTGCGACCTGCTTGTTGAGAGTGCCGATTTGCGCGGAGAGCGTGTCGATGACGTCGTTCGCGTCGGCTGGAATCTGCTGAGTCAAAATGTCTCCTTAAATACGAAACCCCCGCAATCCGTGTGGATTGCAGGGGTTGAAAAACTGGATGAAAATAGTGGTCAGTCGGCGGCGGTCATCGTGTCGATACGAGTCACGGCCTTAAGCTCTTCCAAGGTGAGCGTGCGTCCGAGATTCGTCTTCACGTCCGTCAACGTGACGGACGCGCCGGAATCGTCGAACGTCGCGAGCACGCCACGTGCATAATCCCTCCATGATTCGGTCGAGCCGTCAGCGCTGGAAAACTCCAATCCCAATCGGCACAATTCCGCTCGCACCGACTCCTTCGGCGGACGCAAATCAAGCACGCCAGACGGCTCGGCGGGCGTCACGGTAGGCGCGGTATCGGTAGTGGTCTCAGTGGTCACATCGGCCATAATCAATCTCCTTATTGTTGGTTGTTTTGAGGTCGTGGCATGAGGGATTGGTAAAATCTCTCCTCGCACTCGTCCAGATTTGATTGACTGGACTCGTCATTGAGGAAATCGTCAAGACCCTCAATGTTTTTGGTCATGCTTGTGTCAATGCCACTCGACGGCTCGGAATCAACATCATCAGCCGCCAGTGTGGCAATGAGATTCGCATCCGTCTCATTCGACATGGTGGGCAGACTCATGCCCTCCCGCGTCTTATTGCGCGCGGCGGTCAGCGGGTCATTCAACACTTCCCCATCGTCGGACATCATGCTCACGCCGGTCGCGGAATCCGTTAAAGCGGATTCCAACGCCTCGAACGCTCCGGTCCACACGCCCCTGCCGGTAGCGCGGTCGTATCGGCTCACGTCCTCCCTGCCCTGCATGATCGCCGCTATAGCCTCCCGCGTCGAAGCAAGGCCGAGCAGCGCCTTCCACGAGACGAGCACGTCGGGCGTGAACACGAAACTGTCCGACCCGTTTATGGGCGGATTACAGCGGATAATGCAAAGCCCACTGTTCTCATCCGTTTCGAAAGTCGCAGACAAGATTTCCTCCAATCACTTGACCAAATAAGCCAGGAATTCCGCGTAAACATCCACCGGGCAAGGCTGGTCGGCGTTATACAGCTTCAATGTGAAGCCGCTCTGGCCGCCCGTGTTGCATGGATGCGCGATGATGCCCGCCCATTGTGAATCCGCGTTCGCGACGGCGTAATAGTGGCCGTATTTCGTCGGGCTGAACGTGCAATCGACTTGCATGGAAGCGCCGGTCGCAATCTTCGAGCCGGGATTCGGATACCACGCCTTCCACGCAGCCTGGGCCTGAAACGTAAAACGGTTCGTGATGCCGCCGAGATAGCCGCCGAGATGCAGGTATCCGGTGCCGATGTTCGCGCCGACTCCGACCTCGCCGTTTGCGTCTTGCGCTCCGAGCCAGCACTCCGAACCGTTCGCGCTATCGCCGGACAGAGTGAGGTAAGCGCTGCTTTTCTTGCTCTCGTCCGGCTCGTCGTAATCCGTGTTCGCCACGGCATGCACTCTGGATGTGACGCCGCCGCTGCCGGTACCGCCTTTCTTGCGCGGCTTCGATCTGAGAGACATGAACGCGGCGGGATCGTTCTTGCTCACATGTCCGCTCCACAAGTCCAGTTCGCCCATCGAGCCGACCTGATTCGACTGGATGACCGATGCGATGGCTGGATGACTGTAGTAGGCGGTGGAACCGTTGTATGCGGGGAATTCCAATCCGTCACCAACGAACGTCTCCGAGCCGCTGATCGCATACGAATGGTAGTCGGGGCTGATGCGCACGCGATGCCCGCTCACACGGGTTTGGAACGTGCCGGTCAGCACATTGCTCTTCCCCTCACCGTCCAGGTAGACGGTCTGGTTATGGCTCGAATCCCACATCCGCAAAGCCGTGCTATTGAGCTTCATGCCCGTGTTCGCGGCCTCGGAGCTCTGGAAGACGGCGCCCGTGAAGACGTAGCCTTTGAATTGGCCGGCCGCCACCTTGTCAGACGTGATAGTGCCAGCCGCGATCTTGACAGCCGTCACACTGTTTGCCGCCAGCTTGTCGGCGGTGATCGCACCGGACACTATCTTGTCGGCGTTAACGCTGTTGGCAGCAATCTTGTCGGCGTTCACCGCATTGGCGGCAATCTTGTCCGTCGTGATGGCGCCAGCCACGATGTCGCCGGCCTGAATCTTGTGGGCGTTGAGCAGCGCCACGGTCATGTCCTCCGTCACGCGGAGTTTCGCAGTCGTGACCGAGTTGGCGGCCAGCTTGTCAGCGGTGATGGCATTGGCCTTGACCTTCTCGGCGGTCACTGAGTCGGCGGCGAGATGCTTCGCGGCCACCGTGCCAGCAGCGAGGATGTTGTTCGCCACGAGGTCAAACGGCTCGAAGCGCGTGCCATCCCACGTCAGCACCTCGACCACACGATCGGAGAGCGGCACCAAGACGCTCGGACTGTTGTTCGGCGCGCCCGTCCAATACGTATAGAAATCCGCGAGCAGTGAGGGGCTGTTGTTCTTCTCGCCCTGCCAGCGAGTCCAATACTTCTGCGTGCGCCACCACATGTCGCCGGGTTTGAGTCCGTCGTGTGACGGTTCGTCGGGGCCACGGTAAATCAGATTTTTGCCGTCCGCCGTGGTCTGCGCCTTTTTCGCGGCGGCCTGCGCCTGATTCGCCTGTGACGCAGCGTTCGCGGCGGCGGTCGAAGCCTTGTCGGCGGTGGATTGAGCGGTTTTGGCCGCATCATTCGCCTTGACGGCGGCGTTTGCCGCATCAGTGGCGGCCTTGTCGGTCACAGCAACCCAAGCCGACCCATTCCACCTTTTCGGCGTGTTCGCGCCATTCGTCGTGTCAATCCACAAGGTAGTCGGCTTGCGCATCGACGTATCCGGAGCAGTGGACTGGATGAGCACGTCGGCCTTGCCGTTAGCCACGCCAGCGGCGGCGGCAGCAGCCGTATTCGCCTTCTGCGCAGCACTGGCAGCGTCCGTGGCGGACTGGGCCGCGCTGTCAGCAGTGGCCTTAGCCTGCGTCGCCACGCTCGAAGCGTTCGAGGCGGTGGCCTTCGCAGCCGAAGCGTCCGTCTTGGCCGAAGCCGCATCGGACTTGGCGGACTTTGCGGACTCATTGGCCGTATTGGCCAGTGTCTCCGCATTGCCTGCGGTCTTCTTCGCGCTTTCGGCGGCGGTCTGTGCCGCGTTGGCCGCATCCTTGGCCTGACCTGCCGTTGTCGTCGCGCTCTTCGCGGCAGCAGTAGCCGCATTGGCGGTGTCCTGCGCTGTCTTCGCCGCACCATTCGCCGTGTCAGCTGTGCCTTGAGCGTTTTTCGCTGCGGCAGCGGCATTCTCGGCGGTCTTCTTGGCGTCGGTGGTCTTCGCGGCATTGTCCGCGATGTCGGACTTCGCCTGAGCGATTTCGTCGGCATTGCGCTCCACGTCGGCATATCCCAAGTGGTTCCAAGCGGCACCATCCCAGACAAGCGTGTCAATCACACGATCGGACAGGGGCACAAGCACGGAAGGAGAATTATTGGCTTCGCCCTGCCAGTAGGTGTAGAAGTCGGCCAAGAGGCTCGGTGAGTTGTTTTTCTCGCCTTTCCACCTCGTCCAATACTTCTGCGTCTTGAGCCACAGGTCGCCGACGATGAGATTATCCTTCGGCTCGTCCGGCCCGCGAAACGTATGGTTTTTGCTGTGGGCTTCGGCATACGCCTGCGCCGCCGACTCCTTCGCCTTCGAGATTTCGCCGTTCGCGGTGGTCAGGTCGCTCTTGGTCTGCGCGATGTCCTTCTGCGCCTGCGATAGGTCGGTCTTGGCTTGAGCGAGCGTCTGATTCGCCGCATCAAGATTAGACTTGTTGGACTGGATGTCCTTCTGGGCCTGCGTCAGCTTCGCCGTATTATCCTTCAACGCCGTCTGATTGTCAGCCAGGTCTTTTTGAATCTGCTTGACCTCTTCAGGCGAGACGGCGGAAGCCACGGTCACAGTGGCAATCGCAGACCAGTCAGACTTATTGCCCGCATGGTCGACCGAACGAAGGGCGTAGGAGTGCTGTGAACCGGCTGCCAGACCGGTCACGAGATAATCGCCCTGACCGGACTGGTTTGCGCTGATGACGGTCATGCCGGCCGCATCGACGCCCTCGCCGACCTCAATATGGTCGAAGTCCGATTCCATCGACGCGCCAGTGCTTGTCTTGCCATCCCAGTGGACGGTCACCACGCCCAATTCGGACGAGAGGACAGGCTTCGATGGCACGGAGCATGGCGTCGTATCCGATTCGACGGTGGCCACGAAAGCCTCCGACCATTCGCCGAGCTTGTCACTGTACGTGGGCGTGGCTCGCACCCTGACCTCGATTTGCGTGCCGCAATCCAAGCCGCCGAAGCCAAGCTGCGTCTTATCAGTCGTGCCTGCCGAATGCCAGGGCGCGCCATCCACGTGCTTGCGCCACTCGACGGCATAATTGCTAATCTCAATGGCGGTATTGTTCGTGGCCTGCGTGACCGCACTCCACGAGGCTGTGGCCAGACCATGCGCATAGCCATCCGAGCCTATATAGGCGTCGGTCTGCACGACAAGTCCCTGCGGGGCTTTCGGCACGCGATGGTCACGGTCGGACGAGGCGGTCGTGCCACCCTCGCTTCCGGCCAATGCCGCGCCACCCGTGATGCCCTTTATCTTCTTCGCCTGCTTGACCGAGGCATCATACTTGATATCGTTCAGAGCGATGCTGACGGATAGTCCCTCGCCCTGGCGCATGCTCAGGTCGATTTCCTGCACGCGCACCTTCTCGCCGTGAGTGACGGTCGGAGCGGTAATCCAATCGCCGGCATGATAGTCGACGAGTGGCAGACTGTCCACGTCGGAGACGATGAGATCGCGCGTGTACTGGCCGCGAACTCTGGCCGCATCGGCTAGGGTCGATGCCATGAACGCCTGCGCGGTGTCCTTGTCGGACACGCCACCCTGCGACGAGTAGGATTCCCACTTGCCCCAAGGCGTCGGCGCGCTCGGATTATCCATGCGGAAAAGCAGATTATTGTCACCCTCGACGAGGATAGTGCTGGCCAGATCGCTGATGCTCTCCTCGTATGGGGCCTCGCCGATGTCACGGGCAAGCTGGAGTATGACCTGCTTGCTCAGGTCACGGCTCAAAGCCGTGCTGTCCGCATTCCACAGTTTCAGCGTGCGGCCGGACGTGCGCCAGTCGCAGCCGCCACCATAGACAAGAGACGACAGGATCGTCTGCAAATCAGTGCCGAGCGAATAGTACAGAGTGTACTTTTTTGCCCAATTCCTGCCAGCCGCGTCCTTGGCCGTGTCGAAGCCCAAGGTCAGACCAGTGGCCACGCCACCACGCGCCTTGTTTTCGTCCAGCAAAGTCTTGAGAATCGTGCCCGGATTAGACGAGTAGAAGGGCCTTTTGCCCTTGTTGTCGCCGTCCGCGAGCAGATGGCTGGAATCATTGTTCTCCGCCTTGCTCAGGAGCCAGCTGATCGACTGGCCGGAATAGGTGACGGTGCGAGTCCGGTCATCGGTCTTGCCGGAGCGGCCCGTGATCACGAAGCGTGCGTTGTCCGGCTCGCGATAGCCGGTGCCGTCCGACACTTCCACGGCCACTTCCAGACCGTCCGTCAGCTCACGGTCGAACGCCTGCGCGTCACCGGACAACATCGAGTACTCGATGCTGATGGCGCCGTCATCATTGTGCAGCATGGACGCGCTGAAGCTCACCGGCTCCGCCAATACGCCGATTCTTGCACCGAACGGCCGGTATGCCACGAGACGAGCATGCAAAGACTTGCCCATGATTAACTACTCCCAAGATTGCAAAAACCGGCATGTCACCTTGTCGGCGCTGCCGGTCTGTTTGATTGCGAGGCGATAATCGCCGGAATCGATTGCGGGCCACACTTGCAGTGGCTCGGTGGTCCAGTCGATGCCATTCGATGCGTCCGTACCACCGGACCATGCGTCGGCATTGGCCGCCGTCCACGCCTTGCGATTGGCCACATCGACGAAGAGGTAAGGTCGTGAGGCGTCACGTTTGCCGCCCCACATGAGATTCGTGCCACTCACCGGATCTGAAATGGTCACACCAGTGGCGACACCGAAGCGCAATACCAGCGTGGTGATGGGCGCGTCGGAGAGCCAGCCCTCGGGAATCCCCTCACCGAGCGGCACCAAGACGCTCGGACTGTTGTTCGGAAGACCAGTCCAGAAGGTGTAGAAGTCGGCCAGAAGGCTCGGAGAAGCGTTCCTCTCGCCCTGCCAGCGAGTCCAATACTTCTGCGTGCTGGGCTTGACGCCGCCGGCCATGAGACGCCCGCCAGTCGCGTCCAAGGTGCGCTCCTGCCACTGCTCCCCCTGCCAATAAACGTCAGGCAATTGGAAGACGGCGGTGGCCGCGCGGTGGTCATCCCACGGAATCTCGTCACCGTCCGGCTGACATGACGTGCATACCGCACTGGCGGTCATGCGCCGAGCCCAGCCGGATACCGTGTCACGCTCCACGCGAGTCAGCTTGGAAGCCAAACGGCACAAGCGGTAGAAGCGGTGCATCAGAGTATCCGCATCAGGCCCGTCCGTGATGAATTTCAGCGTGATTTCCGGCGCATCGAAAGCCACCGGCCCAGCCGGAAGCATGACGCCGGACCGGCCGTTCACGGTCACGGAATTAATACGAGGGCTAATGCTTGTGAAATGGGTGGTGCCGACTATCAGGCTCGAACGCTCACCAGTCAGCTGCTGACCATTGATGAGATAATCCGTGAGAATCATTGCACCACCTTTTTCACTTGTGTGTCACCATTGCGGCATCGCCGCAGTCTGCAATTTCTGCTGCGTCGAAATCGACGTGGGCGCGATCGCGGGATAATTGAACGTCTGCGTGACATACGTGGCACCGCCACCGCCATTGCTGACATTCGCGCGCCCCGACTTCGACGCATCCACATCGAAACCGCCATTGATCTGCGCATTCATGCCATTGACAGTGCGCTGCACGTCCTTCCAGCCAGCCTTAAGGCTCTTGTCAAAGCCCTGCATGATCGCCAAGCCAGCAGGCTTAAGCATCACCTTGTCGTAGCTGAGAGGACCCTTATGTTTGACGATCCAATCGCCGATGCCACTCACAAAGCTCTTAACTTTGCCGAAAGCCGCCCTCAGACCATTGAGCAGACCATTGATGATCGACGCGCCGGCATTCCACAGCCACGTGCCAGCACCAGCGAAGATGCCGATAATCGCACTGCCAATGCCACCCAAAAAGCCGAGCACGCCTTGCACAACACCATGCACAATTTGACTAAAGCCATTCCACGCCTGGCTCCAATTGCCATGAATCAGGCCGGTCACCAGATTGATGACGCCTTGGATGACATTGACGATGCCCTTGACCACCATCGTGATGCCATTGATGATGCCTTGGATGAATGGCAGCATCGCTTGGATAGTCGGCAGCAGTGTCGAGCTGATGAAGCCGACGATCGCGGAAATAATCGTGGACACCAATGGCGCGAGAGCCTGAATCACCGGCACCAGCGCCTGAATCACGCTGGTAATCGCCTGCACCACCGTCGTAACCAAAGGCTGAAGGCCCTGAATCACCGGAGTGATCGCAGCCACCACGTCAGTGATGAGACTGCTGATCTGCGAGATGACCGGCATGAGCGCCTGAATCACCGCAGTAATGGCCGCGACAACCGCCGTGACAACCGGCTGGACGCCTTGGATGGCCGGAGTGATCGCCTGAATGACGGTGGTCACCACGGTCAGAATGCCCTGAATGGCAGGTACCAAAGCACCCACCAAAGTGGAAATGATTGGTGTTAGCAGTGGAATGATCTGGCCGACGAGATTGGTGATGACAGGCATGACAGCTGCCGCCAATTGACTCAAAGCCGTCATGAGCGTCTGAATCGACGGCTGAAGCATTTGGAATGCCTGCTGCAAGCTGACGAAAACATTCTTGAGCATCGTGCCGAATTCGCTGCGCAATTGCGGGCTCGTGGCGATAAGGCCGGCCAGAGCGCCAATCACCAGCGTGATAGGCCCGCCAAGACCAGACAGGACGCCACCGAACTTCGACAGCAATCCGCCAATCACCGGCACGCCACTCAAGCCGCTCAACGCGCCACCAAGACCAGCCGCGCCAAGCAGACCAGTCACGGCTGCGATAGGGCCGGACAAGCCGGACAATTGGCCGCTGAAACCACTGAAATCGAAACCATTGATCTTGTCAGCGATACCGCCGAACACTTTTTCAAGCGGCGGGCCGATCTTCTCGGCCAGTGCGGCCACCTTGTCGAAAAACGCGGTGATGAGCGGTTCGACAGCCTGCACCATCTTGATGACCGCACCACCGACACCACCGAAAGCCGCAATCAGATCATTGCCGACCGAAGTCTTCAAACCGGCAATCTCATGCTGGAGAATGGTCATCTTGCCCTGCGGGGTCTGCGCCAAGGCCTTGTTGATGCCACCGAAGTTGGCTTCCAAGACCTGCGCGGCCATCGCGGCCTTCTCGGACGCGCTACCCTCCTGAAGGACCTTCTTCTGCGCGTCCGTCATGGTCACGCCATATTTGCTCAGCGCGGTAGCGCTGCCGGTCATGACCTTGCCGAGCAGATTCGCGATCTGCACGCCATCCTGAGCCGTCGCGTTATAACCCTTGTTGTTGGCGATCATGTCCGCCAAAGCAGGCGTCAAAGTCTTGACCTGATCGGCGGTCAGCGCGAAAGTACCCAACTGCGCCTGAGCGGCCTTGAGTGTGCCACCGGATATGACGCCGGTCTGGCCAAGCGTCTTATTCAGACTGAGCAGCGACTTCTGCTCTTCATCACTCCAGTTATTGTTCTTGGCGACCTGCTGAAATTTCGCGGTCACCTCACCGGCCTTGAGAGCCGCATCCACGGCCTGCTTGCCGAAATTCACCAGATATCCGCCAGCGGCGGCAGCGGCGCCGGACACGACGGTGGCCATGCCCTTAGCCGCCTTGCCGATGCCGGACACCGCCTTCGAAGCGAACCCGGAAGCCTTGCTCAAACCCGAATGCAACGCATTACCGGCCTTCGCGGCCGCATTACGCGCACCCTCCGGCAAAGCATTCCAAGCAGCCGAAAACTTGCTTTTGATGTTGGACGTGACATCGCCAGCCGTCGAACTGATCTTCTGCACCGCCGCGTTCACGCCCGGAATCTTGCCGACGATCTGCTGTGCCGTTGAGGTGAAGCCGGACGCCAGACGGCTGAACGCATTCTTGGACTTGTCGGATTCGGCCGCCAATTGCGTTTCGAGGTCCTTGAGCCGTCCCTGCGCCGTCTTGAGATTGTCGGACGCCGCCTTGAGATTGTCAGCCGCCGTCTTCTGTTTGATTTGAGCTTGTTCGAGTTTGATGGCCGCAGCCTGAGCCTGCGTGCTGTCCGCGCCATATTTTTGAGTGGCCGCGTTCAGCTTCTCCTGAGCTGCCTGAACCTGCACGGACGCGGCCTTGAATTTCAGCAGCGCGTCAGTATTCTTCTGCGAGGCTTGAGCCACGTCCTTTTTGAAGGACTTCAAAGCTTCGGAATTCAATTCGGCGGCGCCACTATTGAACCCGGACTTGAAAGCGCTGCCGACCTTCTTGCCCTGCTGCGCTCCATTGAAGCCCTTGCCAAAGGCCGTCTTCATGTCGCCGACGGCCTTACCGGTCTCCTTGGCCACATTCTGGCGGAAGCCCTTCATCTGCGGGAAAATGCTCACATGCGCGGACCCAAGCTCGCTACCGCCAGCCATGACAGCCTCCTCTATTCACTTGTTTTTTTGAAGCCGAAGATGCTGCTCATCGACGCCAAAGCCGCACGACGCTCCTCATCGGTCACCTCGACATGCTTCTTCCCAGCCTTTTCCGGCGCGAGGTCACCAAGAATCGACGTGCCGCCAGCCTGAATCGCGGTAATGATCGCCGTCGCATCCATCGGCAGCACCATATGCACCGCAGTCATGCCCGTATATGTGTTCGGGTCGGCCGAAAGGTTCTCCCACAAGGCGATCGCGTCCGCAAAGCGGAGTCTGCCACCCAAGTCAGCCTGCAGACTCCACCCGCGAGCCGCGAAATCGGCCCTTATTCGACTGCCACCGTCTCCTTGGAGGAGCTGGCAGAAGCCGACGATTTTCCCAATTCCACACCCTGAATCTTCGACAAAACCTCGCCGTAATCGTTGAGGATGTTGAATGGAACCATTGCCGGCTCCTTCGCCAACTCCTTGGCCGCATCCTCGCCAGCAAAAGCCGCGAGAATATCCTTCAAAGCCTGAATCTGCTCCGTGTTGGACTGCAGATCGGACAGGCGCACGAAATCATCGATGCTGAGATTCAGAGGCAGCTTGTAAATGTGGCCGTGCGGTGCGAGGAACCACACGCCGTCGTCCTTGATGAGGTGCTTCACCTTCATCCGCTCGGCCGACGCTTCAAGCGCCTTGTCCTCATCCTCCTGAGTCCAGGCTTTGAAATCGGCGGCGGATGGCATCACGTTCTTGGTCATTTCTTCCTTCTTTCAAACGACTGTAAAAATTCCTTTACTCCACTGGATGAAGAGGAAGAATCCCAGCACATGTGAAGAAAGGAAGAAAGAAACACATGCTGGGAAGAATCAATGTCAGTCGGCGACCGGCTGAGACTCGGAATCATCAGCCTGATGATCGGTGGCGTGAGACCCGGACGAAACAGTCGGAGTCACGAAGGACTCCAAATACTTGCTGTTGCCGGAATCGCAGGCGTCGTCCTGAATCCATTCGATGGTCCAAGCGTCACCGGTGTTTTTGCCAGAAGTCTCCTGACCCTGCTCGTTGCCGGTCAGATTCACGACACCCAGACGACGGCGATGCGTGCCATTCTTGAACACCGTCTCCTGATAGCAGAACCACTTGCCGTCCTGAATCACATCGGTCACGTGATACACGCCACTGGAGTCCGGCTTGCCGATGGTCATCTGGCGCGTGATGTCGTTATCCTCGGCCACCGTGAACTGCGCGGTCAGCGACGCCTTGCCATTAATCGAATATCCAGGCTGGTGGAATTTGATCGCATCATCGGCGTCACGGCTGTCCTGCGGGGCACCATCCTCGGTGATAAGGCCAACGAAGCCGCCCTTGGTGAAAATCTTGTCCAAGCCGGTCTTCACGTCGGCCACGGTCGGCGCGATGAGATCGGCGGTCAGCTTCTGCGTCGCATCATAAGGTGCGAAGCGGAAGGCGCTTGTCACCACGATCTTCGCGGCGCTCAGGTCATTGCCTGCTGAATCAGCTGCCATATTTTGTCCTTTCAAACAAAAAAGGCGCTGAAACAAACGTTTCAACGCCTAAAAATTAAGAATTATTGAATTATTGGAATTTTCCAATAGCGGAGAATTCGAGAGTCAGATAGCATCTGGCGATGTTCGCATCCTCAGCCACGAAATACGGGCCATTGCACCCGTCCTCCTCGACTGCCGCGATCGGCGAACCATCAAGCTCGCAAATCTCAGGGTCGGTGAGTAGGCCGTAGATTCGAGCCGCCAAATCACGACAAGGACCCGGAGCGGAACGTGAGCCGTAACGCACGGTAATGCCAATACTGCGATCGAAGAGCACGCGATTGGACTGGCTGCCGCCATCATCACGCACGACCACGAGAGGATAGGAGCCGTTGTAATCGTCCGGCTCACGATTGGACACGCGAATCGCGTCGTAAGAGAGCTTCAGCTGCTTGCGGAGGTAAGCGCACAGCCATGCTTCGAGGTCCGGTGGGAGCACTGTCGTCATGACTTGCCAGCCTTCAACGCTTTGCGGAGATTGCCCGTCTTCGACTCCACCAAGAGGGTTTTCGGATCGGTGCCGACCACCATGCAGGTGGTACGGTGCGCATGCTTGACCTCCTCGATCTGGAGGCCGTCACGGTATGCGCCGGTGTCCACGGGAGCGTGAGCCTTCGCATATTCCAAGGTCTTTTCGGCCGCCCTGCGGGTCATGGCCTTGACGCCAGCCGAATTCATCAGCTCGTCAAAATACTTGTCGTTGAATTTGACCATCACACCCAAGACCATCACCCCCTGTACTCGCTCAATGGAATCTCAATCGTCGGACGCCAGCCCGTGAAAGCATTCACGTCACGACTCGGATAGCCGGATACCTCCCAACACCTGCCGTCATCCGGCATGGCCCTGATGCGGTCGCCGGGCATGATATCGAGTGACGGGTCGGTCGAGGTGAGGTAAGCCGTGCTCGTGGTCTCCTCACGCAAGGCGTCAGGAGTCCTCATGCTGCTGGAGCTGGAAAGCGAGCCATTGAATTCCAGCACGTCCGGGTGGTCCCAATCCTCACCAGTCAACTCGCCCGAATACTGGTCCATGACCTTCTTCGCACGCAAACGCCGCCACTTGGTCGCGCCAGACATGTTGAAGGACGTACCACCGCCGAGATAATCCAATGCGGAAGTCACGGCTTCACCCCCCACGTCAAGCGGTAGGGCTGCAGCGTGCGCTTCTCGGACTCGAAAAGCGCCACATTAGGCACACCACCATCGGAGCCGGAGCGATAGGTGACGCTGCTGCCATTCGTGGATTGAGCTGACACCGTGCCGGGAACCTGCATCACACGAGACGCGATGTCCAGCAGAATCATCTGCACTTCCGGCACATCCTCCAAATCCCAACCATCGGTAATGGTCGCTTCCACACTCCCCGGCAGATCGGGAAAGGTGGCGCCATTGACCAGCACAAGGCTCCCGACCTCGCTGTACCGCGCATCCTGCACGTGTTCCACGCCATCAAGCTTGAGACTCGAAAGCGCGGTCACATGCTTGGATGGCAAGAGCAGCGAATCACCGCCGTGACCATCCAAGCGAATCGTACGAGTGACGGAAGGCGCGACATGCCAGCCGCAATACCGGCGAATCGCAGCCTGAGCGGCATGCATCTTGAAACCGGCATCGACTTGGAAAGAGTCGGCGCTTGGAATCAGATCACCAATCACGGCAGTCATGCCGCACCCCCAATCACTTACTTGGCTGCCATCAGGCCAGCGGCCACCAGAGAATCGACAAGAGCATCGAATTCCTGCTTGGTCGGCGCATCGCCTGCGGCCTTGGACACATTCTTCGCCACCGGAAGAGAGGCGGCACCGCCGATAGTGACCGGCTTGCCCTTGGCATCAAGCGCCACAAGCTCCGCCACATCCTGCGTCTTGTCGATGTTCGCCTCTTTCGGGGTGACGAAGCGCACATACTTCTGCGTCATGATCAGGCCGCCTTACCGAGAGTGACCTTCACAAAGGCCTTCGGATACTTGACTTGCAGGCCGACACGCTCGCTAATGCGGCAGGTCTGCTTGAAGTGCAGGAAATCATCGGCATTCGAGTCGGTCATCTTCACGACCAGACCACCCTTGCGCAAAAGCTCGGCGCTCTTGAAGGCACCGACCAGCGCGGTGCCCTCGGCAATGGCGGCGGTAGCGATTGCGGGGACATTCCACAAAGTGGAACCGTTAGTCAGGTTGAGGTAAGAGCCTTCCGCGTTCTTGGCGATGGTCAGCTTCCAGAAATCGACCGGATTAAGGACGAATGCGTCAGCCTGATAATTGGTTTTCAGCGTGATGTACAGCTTGGCCTTGGACAGACGGTCGGCGTCCGACAGCTCATCCTGGCCCATCGTCTGAATCTCACGATTGAAAAGACCCTTCAGATTATTACCAGTGCCATCACCGGACAGGAGTTGGTTTTCCTCCGCCAGCTTCAGGTCATACTGCGCGTTGTTGTTGATTTCCGACACAATCCAGTTGAGATCGTCCATCATGTTGTCGCTGATGGCGAAGAAGCTGGCGACGGTGCTGATCTTGTCCTGCTTCCACACAGGTTCCTTCCAATGGACCTGCGGGGCTGCTCCGGTTTCGGCGACGGTGGAGGCGTTGCCTTCAAGCTCGCTGAATTCCGGGTATTCGATCAGGTTGCCGCTGACGGCACCGGAAGCGAAGAGGTCGGCCACGACCAGCGGACGCTGATACGGTCGAGCAGGCTGAGTGTCGATCTGCGTCAGATACGGGGCATAGCCTTCGGACGGCGCGCCTTCCACGTGAGTATCCTCCGCTGCCTTGTATTCGACCTCGAAGTTGCGTGCGATGGCGGACTTCACGTCAAGGCCAGCATTCTGCATGGACTTGACGTAATAATCACCGATACTCTTGGCGTGGATGGCGTCGGAGCCACCAACATGCTGCACGCCGGTCTTGGCGTTGAGCTGGCCGATCTGCGCGAGCAGATCATCGGACTGCTTCATGCCGTCCAGCTGACGGTCGATGCCCTCGACCTCGGCCAGCGCGCTCTTCACAAATGCGATGGTATCGCCATCAGCCTTGCCAGCGGCCAGCAGACCCTGCTTTTCTTCGAGCTGCTTGACAAGCGCGGCTCGCTTTTCCTTGAGAGATGCCATTACGGTCACTCCCCTTTCCGCCCAACTTGGGCAATCTTGATTGCGAGTTGCAACGCTTCCGCTTCGGAAAAACCGTCCGGCTCCTCGGACTTGGCCCCATCGGGCTCCTCGTTCTTGGCTGCACCGGCATCCGATGCCTTCGCATCGTCACTCTGGTCATTGTCATTGTTGTTGTCGGACTGAGTGGTGTTCTCAGCCACGAAATCCTTGAGTTTCTTCGCCTGACCGGTCAGGTCATCGGCGATCTGCGAGAGAATGCCAAGATTCTTCTGTGAGAGGGTGCGTCCGGTCTTCAACCGGCGCAGCGCGTCCTTCACGTCCACGATGCCCGTATCCTGATTCGCGCCGACAGGCACGAAGGACGCCTCATACACCTTCAGCTCACGCAATTCGTTGGCTTTGGTGCCGTCATCGAGCTCCACCTCGCCCTCGTCCATCACGTCGAACGCGAAGGACAATTGACTGAGACGCTTTTCCTTGATCAGGTGGTAGACCTGCGCGGCCTTCGGCGAGTCCATGTCGAAATGGCCTTTGATCCACCAGCCGTGATCGTCCTCGCCCATCGAATCGACGCCGCCGATGTTGTAATCGGGGTCATCCATACGATGCCCATACAACACGGGCAGCGTGTTGCCGCTGTCCTGCCATTCCTTGATGGTCTTGTCGAATGCGCCCTTTGCCACCACGTCACCGTAGCAGTCTGGTTCGCGGGTGAAAGTGGAAGGGTAGGCGATGAATTCGCCATCCTTGAGTGCCGAGTCCTCGCCATCGGCCTTGAATCGGCACTCGAAATCCTTAAAGTGCATCATGCACCTCCTTGAAATGCGTTCGCATGTCCTCCGTCTCCTGCAATGCCCTCACACCGGCATCGAACTGCCCCAGGCCGGCTTTGATGGTCAGGTCGGCCTGCAGTTCGTTCTGCCATTTGAGCCATTTGATGTCATCGACTCCCATGCCGGCGCCAAACCGTGATCTGACGCTCTTTTCCAATCGGTCACGCCACATGCCGACGATGGCCGCTGTTTTCTCGTCATCATCCGATTCGATGGCCGACCCATCGGCTGGGCGTGACGGGTCCCCGCCATCTTGCGGGCTTGACTGGCCGCCCTTGGTGACATTGAGCGGCACCACCAGTTCGTCACCGCCCTCGACGCGCGGCAGATTCTGGCTGGCGCGCGCCTCGTTCGGCGTAATCCACGGAGCGCCGACCGAAGTGCTCATCACACTGGCCTGCTCCTCGAAATCGCCGGAAAGCTTGCTGCGGATGTCGAATTCGATGTAATTCGCGTCCGGCGCACCTACCTTCGGAGCGAGGAACGTGTTTATCCTGTCCTCGATCATGCGCATGGTCGGCCCCAGCGTCTCGGAGTACAGCATCTTGCGGAATTCCTTGGTGTTCGAGAAATTCGCGTTGTCCAGGATGCCGACCATGACCGGACTGACGTGGTAGACGCTTGCGACGGTGGACAGCGACAGCTTCGTGACCTCGCTGAATTCCTCCTCACGAGCATTGAAGCCCAAACGCTTCAATTCCATGCCATCCTCAAGCAGTGGCGTGGCACCGGCCTGAGCACCCTTGTCGGTGAATTCCTTCCACCCGCGCTTGAAACGCTCGCGATCGGCGTCATTCCATTCCGGCGCATCCTTCGGACGCACCAGCACGCTGCCGATACGGCCGCCGCGCTTCCACACCTGAGTGCGATATGACCATGCCTGAATCTGCTCGTTGATGATGTCCTTCAAGGCACGCACCGGAGTCACGCCCTGTGTCGGGTCATCGGGGTTCCATCCATGGAAAACGAGCATGTCATCAGCAGGCACATCGTAATATGACGTGCCCAGATTCGGGTAAACGCGATAGTAGGCGGGCTGGAATACGCTGCCGTCGCGCTTGGCCTGCACCCAGCATGGCGGAATCGGCTGAATCTGCCAACTGCCGAACCTGTCCACGTCCCGATCAGGCGTCTGCATGACAACCCAGTAAGCGTTATCGTAAAGCGCCAAGTCAGCCACAAGCTGCCTAAGCAATTCATAGCCGGTCATCGTGCCGTTCGGCTGCTTCAGCAGATTTATCAGCACATCATCGGTCACACGCTGCCTGTCGGTGTCGCTGACACGCTCGAATTCCTTCAATCCGACCTGAGCGACATTCCGCGCCAGAAAAGTAATCACGGTACGCAAATGCGGCTGCGTCTTGAAAAGCTCGGCCTCAGTCTGGCCCTGAATCATGGCCATCTGGTCGGACAAATCAAAGGAAATGCTGTAGCGCGGCTGGAAAACGTTCCTCAAGGCGCTCCAAAGGCCCATAAGGCACCTCCAATCGCTTCGAAAAAGTCAAAGAATCATCAATCCATGCCCCGAATAGGCGGAAGCCTTCACCGGCTCAGCATCCACAGCCTGCATGGTCTCCAAGGCGTACAATGCTTCCGATTCGGCGATAAGGCCGCTGATCTGCAAAGCACTCTTAGCGCGATCCCACACCTCGACCTCACCGAGACGCCTTGTCACGGCCACGCTCACCTGCTGTTCGATGGCGGGCTGCGGCAGGTGCCGGAGCTTGCCTTCGCGCACGCGGTCGAGGAAGCGGCCGCAGCACGCGCCAAGGCGGAAACCCTCGATAAGGTGGACGTTCCAGCCTTTTTCGGTCAAGGGGTCGATGAAATCGACGGCCGGACAGCCCTTCGACTGCACGGCGATCTCGCAAATCGACGGCCAGCTCTCACGCAATAGGTCAAGAAAGTGCGGCACCCACAGCATGCCGTCACGACGCGCGATAAGCTCCACATGAGGCAGGCCATCGGCGCGCAGGCCAGCGGCGGCCACATACGTGGTCTGCCGGTCGGCCGAGGTGTCCACCGCCAGGACCACGCGGTTCTCGGCGGGTATGCAGGAAGCGTCATCGGTGCCATGCGCCCACAATTTTGGATTGATGTAGGGCACGATGTCGGCCGTCACCCACTGGCATAGGACCTCGGTGCGGAAGGCGGCCTCGGTCATGCCATCGATATCGCTTCGGACACTGGCCACGGTCATCGGACCGTAGCCGAGAGATGGATTAGCCTGGCGGATCGCGTCGGCAGCATCCACCGGACACTTGTCCGGAGCCGACCATTCGAAATATCCGAAGCTGCCATCCTGCTCGCCGGACAGGAACACGTCGGCCGGATTGCCACCGTCGGCGCTCAGACGCGCCCACTCGTCAACAAGCTTACGACCCTTATCGACCTGCTTGCGAAGCGCGACGCTGCGATAGTCGCCAGCGTTCGAAATGCCCCATAATTGGCTCGACCAGACGGCCTTCGTGGTCTGGCTGACGGCATTCCAGCCATCGTCAGTATGCTGTTCACGAAGCTCATCGAACACCACGCGCGCCGCCGACTTCGCTCGAATGTTCTTATCCGCGCGGACGATATAACGGGCCTTGCTCCTCGTGATGATCGCTTCCTCGCCGTTAGTGTTGACGAATTTCTGGGTCATCGCGGCGAGATCCGGAATGACCAGATCTTCTTCCTCATCGGTAGAAGGCTGAGGATTGCACCACTCCTTGACCTGATTGTACGGGCCCTTGGCGTTGTCCAATGTCTGCGCTGCGCCGACCACCAGGAACTTCACGGGTGGCACCCTGTCCGGATGCTTGTTGGAATCGACGAACAGCCACCATGCGGCCAAAACGCCCATAAGCGTGGTCTTGCCATTCTGACGGGCCACAAGCACAATCACCTTGCGAAAGCGATAGCTGCCATCCTCAAGCAGTTCAAGCGCATGGACGAGCAGCCACTGCTGCCACGGATACAAATGCACGTGCAGCATGATTTCCGCGAACGCGATCACCGCGAACCCGTTGCTCGTCTCCTTCGTCAACGGGCGTAACGGCGGCGTGAAGATTCTAGGAAGCGTCACGCCGTGCCTCTCATCGTCGATGGCACCGAAAACCGTAAGATTCTCAGCCGCCATCACAACCTCCTCAGCCGAACCGCTTCATGAAATCATCCATCGCGATAACCTTGTCGCTCTTCGCTTCCTCAGCCCTGACTTCGGGCTTCTGCCTGGCCGGACGCCCGACCTTCGCTGGAGCGTCCAAGGTCAATCCGAGAGACTGGCAGTATTTCAGGAAAGTCGGCAGAGTCACATTGTCGATCTTCCCGTTCTCGTCAACGAATCCGGTGACACTCAGGAAGTCAATCCGACCAGCCAGTACGCGGGCGGCCGCGACCACTGCGGAATTCACGGCCTTCAGCCCATCGGCGTTCTTCAATGAGCGCTCCAAAGCCTCCGCCACATTATGACTCGGGAATTTCGCCGACATGCTTCACCTCGAATCTGCAATCGCGCGCGCGACCCCCGGTCAATTTTGTCCGTCGGGGAGAGGAAGAGCAACCACGCGGGACGTGGGTCGGTTCGGGGTGGTTTTCAGGATTTCACCGCCCCTACCTCGTCGGGGTTGGTTTCGAATGCTGTTGTGAATGCTTTGATTGCGTTTGTGAATCGTGTGATGAGTTCGTCTGTGCTTGGTGGCTTTGGAGTGATGAGTGTGGTGTAGCAGTCGCCGACTGTGAAGGTGTTGACTTCGTTGTGGGTGACGTTGACTGGGATGTTGACGGTGAATGAGCTGATTGGGAATGTCTTGTCGCTGATTGTGGCGCTGAGTTCTAGTGTGACTGGCTGCTGTGGCATCATTGCCTCCTTGCTCATGCTGTCTTAATCCATTGCCTGCTTAGTGTTCCGATTGGTGCTGGCGGGTCACTGTTGCCTCTTAGTCGGTTGCAGCTGGTGTGAGATGGTTTGAAGCCTGCTGGGTCGAATTGGAGTTCGGGATGCTTGCTGACGGGGAACATGTGGTCGAGGTTGAAGCTGTCATCGGTAGTGTTCTTCGTGGCCGCATAGTCGATTGGCATTCCGCATAGCCAGCAGACTGCATGCTGTGCCTTGCATTGTGTGAAGAATGCGGCCTTGTCTTTTTCGAATTGGCGGCTTGTCTTGCGCGTTCTTCCTGGCATGTGGTCACCGCCTTGTGGTGCTTCGGGCTGGAGTCGAACCAGCGCTTGTGTGGGGTGCACTGTCTTTTTATCATCACGGGCATTCGATTTAAAGAAGTAGGAAGCCATGGCCGGTAAGGTATCCGTCCTAGGTATCTGTGCTATCCCTCGTGCTCTGCCACTGAGCTACCGAAGCTTGATATGAAAAATGGTCCAAACCATTTTCTGGCTGAACCACTCTACGAACATACGACAGTATAGCATTTCAACGGTGACAGTCAAGTAGTGCGGCCAACTCGCCGAGGTTGAACTTGTACTGCCGCTTGTGTTCCGTCGGCGTGGCGTGCGACAGTTTGCCGCGTTTGAGCCATTGGCTGATGAGGTTGCGTGATACGGTCAGGCCGTATCGTTTCAGCTCTTTTGCCGCATCGCTGGGTGTGCCGGTGATTTGCACTTGCCATAATCTTTCGTCTCGTGCTGCTTTGATTGCTGGCGCCGCCCATTCAGTGCGGCAGTGTTGGCATGTGACCGATTCGGCTTCTGGCGTGCCGGTGAGCATGCTGTGGCAGTTTGGGCAGGTGCCGAGGATTATGAGCTCTTCTTCTGGTGTGAGGGCTTGTTCGTTGCGTCGGACGATGTGTTCCAGGGCGGCGTAGTCATCGGCGGCGGTGCTCATCGCCAATATGGTGTGCCGGTTGCTGATGATGGCGTACCATGCTTTCCGCCAGTCGTATCCAGCGTATGCGGCGCGTATTTTGCCTGCCTGTTCCGCCAACCATGCTTCACTGTCTGCGATGAGGTCTTGAGCGTGGGTGTCGATTGGCATTGGCGCGTTGCCTCGGCTTGGCGTGTGTGTTGGAGTGCCGATGCGGGCCTGGCGGAGCATGATGCTTCGCAGGGCGGGCAGTTGGACGTGTCCAAGCTGGCGGATCAGCGTCCAGTAGTCTTCTCGGCAGCTGGCGCAGAGCAGATTCGCGGACACCGGCTTCATGGGCTTCCGGCAGTGCTTGCAATCGGTCAAAGTCGTGTCTCCTTGTCGTGCTGGCGGATGAGTGCGGCGATTTCGGCTTTCGGCACCTGCGGCACGAGCGGCGCGATCTCGTCAAGCGCGTAACCGGCCTGATGCCACTTGATGATCATGTCTTCGAGTATTTTCTTCATTTGTATTCCTCCACGGTGTCGCAGCCGATGGTCTTGCCATGATCGGTCAGACAGACCCAGTTCACGTCGCCGGTCTTGACCGTCACCATGCCGTAATCGGGATGCGTGCCCGCATACCAGGACGCGTAGATGCCTAATCCCCCCAGGGAGAGCATTGCGGCGACGAATACCACCAGTGCGCCAATCATAATTTTCTCAACCTTGTCCAATCCGCCCATCATTCACCTTCCTTTTCGATTTCGATGGTCTCCTTGTATGGGTTTTCGCTTGTATATTGCGGGAAGTCGCATTCCTGGTCTTTCCATCCGGCTGCGTAGCCTTCCTGCCATGCCTTGCGGCGTTCGTGTTCCAACCATTCACGGCTGTACATGGTTTCCGGTTTATCGTGTTTCATGATTTCTCCTTGTTGAGTTTGTCGGCTAATTCGCAGGCCTTTTCGTCTGCCTGTGCGGTTTCTTCGTCGCGTCCGAGCGCTTCGAGCACGTGGCGGCATTTCCACGTGTGTATGTGGCGTTTCGAGGGTGGTATGCCGCTCATGTTGGCGCGGCGTTGGCACCAGCCTTTCCACAGGCGCGTCCAGTCGTTGACGGAGCGTGTTTCGCCGTAATGCCGTGAATTGAATGCATTCCATGCGCCAGTGAGGTCGAGGTTCGTGTATTCCGAGGCTATGGTTCTGTCGGTCGCGTCCTTTTCGGCCATGTCGGCGTATTCGGTCGGGCTGATTTCTTTGGAGAAAGAAGAAGAATATTCTTCTTTCTCTTTCTTCTCGGGTACGGGTACGGGAACGGGGCATGAGTTTGCCATCGACTTGCCATCGGTTTGCCATGCGTTTGCCATAGGTTTGCCATGGCATTTGCCATCGGTTTTGCCATTTTTGCCATTTTCGTCAACGGTTTTCCGTTTCCAACGACGGTCCGCGCCCCTCTTGCCCGCTTCGCTCCGCTTCCGGCGCAGAGCGTCCACTTCCTCCCCGTCCGGCTGATAGTCGCACCAATCGTGGAACCGATAGCCATCCCTTTCATCGTCACGCTCCCACAATCCGACATCGCACAGTTCGCGCACGGAATCATCGGAGCCACGGAACATCGGCACCATGCGGGCGGGAATGAACCCGTCCGTCAACTGTTGCGCCGACCATGAGCCGGAACGGAGCCACAATGCGGTTGCCCCGTCAGACAGCATCGCGGTCTTCGGATTCGAAAAGAACGAATCATCCACCTTGAACCACATCGACCCTGTTCCCTTTCCTTGAGTTGCACGAGCGGCACATGGTCTGAAGATTCTCCATGGTGTCCTCGCCGCCAAGACTCCACGGAATGATGTGGTCAAGGCTCAGATGATCGGTGGCTCCGCATGTGACGCAACGGCAATGGTCACGTTCGTATACCATCTTGCGTAGCTTATTGCTGATCGGCTTCCTCGACCGTGGGTCGAAGCGCCTGAAGCTCTTGATGTGGTAGACGGGACGGTTGAGGCGAATTTTTTCAGTCTCCGTGATGAGTCCTGCATCTATAAGCGCTTGAAGCTCTTCATCCTCCCCGTCAAGGACATATCGGAAGTCTACGTAGGGGATATCTCCGTAGCTTTTGTTGTCTGAACACCAAGAGATCATCATCACGTAAACGCCTATGGATGCGGGGTTCTCGTCCATGAGATGCAGCATCGTTTCGTCCCGATACCACGAGACTGGAATCTGAAAATGGCCCATCTCATTACTCCTTTCACATGCTCCCGAATCGCTTGTAGAATTCGCTGTCGGTCATGCCATACAGCGGATCCATGCCAGTTGTCGGCTTGCGCGCGGGAGCCAGCTTGTATCCGCAGTACGGGCATGTGACGTAGTAGGTGCCGACGGTCTCGCCGCAGTGGGCGCATTCCACGTATCGGATGGTCATGATCGGGCCTCGTGCTTCCTGATGATTTTCTCCAGTCCTCTGATGCATGCCGCTATGGCCGCTGTGGCGCCGGTCATGATGTCGCGGTCGAAGAGGTTCTGCTTGGAGAGGAAATTCACGCCGCTCGCCATTTCGTCGATGTAGCCGTTCAGTTCCTCGACCGGTACGCCATTGACTGGGTATTCGCTCAGGCGCATGGTTTCCTTGTCGAGGATGATGGTGAGCTTGTCCGGTGTCTCCTCGATGGCGATGGCTTCGGCGCGGTCGATGGTCACCTCCATCGCATGCCGGTATGTCGATGATTCCATGATGATCATTCCGCGTCCTCCTTGCTGTAGACGGCTTCCAGAAAGTCTTTTATGAGCCGTTTCGATGGTTTCTTTCCTTTGGCGCTCATGTCGATGAGGCAGACGGGTGTCTTCAGGCCGAGCGTGCCGGCGGCGATGAGCCGGTGGTAGCCGTCCACTATCTCGAATTTCCTTACGCGGTCTGTCTTGGTGCCATCGATGATGATTGGCTTCATGACGCCGTGGAGGTTGATGCTGTCCATCAAAGAGGTGTTCAAAACGGTTTCGCGGAAGAGCCGTTGGAAATTCATCCGGCATGTTTCGGACCATATCGGGCCAAGTGCCTTCGGCTCCACAAGCCATGCGCCAGCAGCGTTCTGCGGCATGACGAACCTCTCCGCGCCAAAATCATGGCCGAAATTATCCTTGAGCCATGAGCGCACATCAGTATCATCGATCATTCCGCATCCTCGCTTTGATTCGGCACCTCGGACGGCATGGAGCCGGAATAGCCGAGCATGGAACGGCAAAGCTCTAGCATTTCATGGAATGCGTTAACTTGGCCGTCATAGAAGTCTCGGTCGCTCTTTCTGCGGACATCGAATCTGGAAAGTCCGGCTTCATGACAGCGACTTTTCGCCCAGTCGATGATCTCGTTGAGCGTCTTGTCTTTCTGGGTGACGTTGGTAGCCATGGTTAGTGTTCCTCCTCTTCGATTCGGATGGTGATGTGGTAGACGCCTTTTTCGGTGCTTGGCTCGCCTAGCCGGTAGTCCGGGCCGAGCACGTAGTCCGCGTTGTCGTCGGGCCAGTAGCCTGACTGGGTGATGCCGTCGAGTATCGCCTTGACCATTGGGGCCGCGTTTTCCGGGTCGAAGCGTCCGTGGGTCAGTGGGTGGATGATGGCTGTCACATGCACCGGCCAATGCTCGGGCTTTTTGAGCTTGCCACTGTTGATGAGGTTTCGGAAGGTGAGCAGGCTCATCGTCTTGACCAGCTTCTTCCTCCGGTAGGGCACCGCCCAGCTGCGGCTTCGGCGGTTCTGCGTCCACCACAATTGCCTGCCTATCGCGAGGTCAATCTCGCTCATAATGGTCGGCCTCCTGTTCTTCGGCTTCGATTTCGCATTCGGGGCATGGGATGGGGCGCGCCGGATACAGCGCGCACCCATGCCTGGGACATACCGGTTCCACGTCCGGCGGTTCGATCCATTCCATCAGAATTCAGGCTCTACTGGCGCAGCCCACGGGTCGGCTCCCTGCGACTGCTGTTGTGCCTGCTGCGGCTGCTGCTGATAGCCGCCACCATTGGCGTTGCCGCCCTGGTATCCGCCTGACTGCATCTTCTGCACCTGAGCCGTCGCATAACGCAGGGACGGGCCGATCTCGTCCACCTGCAATTCGATGACCGTGCGGTTGGAACCGTCCTGCGCCTGATAGGAACGCTGCTGCAAACGACCCTGCGCGATCACACGCATGCCCTTCGCAAGGCTCTGCGCGCAATGAGTGGCGAGGTCACGCCACGCGGAGCAGCGCATGAACAAAGCCTGACCGTCCTCGAACTGGTTCGTGCTGCGGTTCCAGGAACGCGGCGTACTGGCGATCGTGAACGACGCTACCTGCGCGCCCGCGGACGTCGTACGCAATTCAGGATCGGCGGTCAGATTGCCGACGATCGTGATAACGGTTTCTCCGGCCATCACTCAGCCTCCTTCACGTCGGCTTCGGTTTCGGTGTCCGGCATGTCCGGCTCCATGACTTCGGCGTTCACGTCATCAGTCGAATCGGTGATTACCGGTTGGAACACGTCGCTGTAGTCCGGCGTGGTTTCGTCAACGCTCGCGGCTTTCTTCGCTTCGATGCTGACCGGCAGGTACTTGAAACTGCGGCGGATGATGGTCTTCTTCGCCATCTCCACGAAGTTCTTCACCCACGGTCCGGTGATCTGTCGGCTGCGATTGCGTGGCGCGTACTTCTCGCGGTATTCGAGCAGATCGCGTTTCGACATGTAGTCGGCGTATCGTCCGCCGTTCGGCAGCTGGACGCTGAGATACACAAATTTCAGCTTTTCCTCGCTATGGTCGGCGTCCACGTTCACCTCGTCGGGGCATTCGATGGTCGGCACGCCGTTCTCGTCAAGCTTCAGCTTGATGTTGTCGTCCTCGTAGACGGCTCTCGGCTGCGCGTAGATTCCACTGTTCTCCAATAGTTTCAGCATGCCCTTGTAGCCGATGACGAACGTGGCCTGCTTCTCCCCCGTGGCATAGTTCTTGTTGCCGTATGGCAGGATGTACGCCTGTCCCAAGCCGTCCACGTCGGACGGGCGCAAGCCCAGGGCGGCGCACTGCATGAAGCAGGAAAGGACGCTGACCGGCGTGCATTCCGCCAATGCGGGGGTGCGGTTGATGCTGCTGATGCACATCTGCAGCAATGCCTCGCTGTCGAGGTTGCCGCCGATGACACGTGCGATCTGCGGCCATGAATGCTCCACAAGCTGCTTGAGCTTGCCCCTCGGGTTGAGCGGCTGCAACTGCTGTCCCTGTGCCTGCTGTGCGATCTGTCCCATAATTTACTTCTCCTTTTCCTCGATGGATTTGAATGCGAATTTGCGGTATGTGGCGGCTTTAACGACGTATTCCTTGCGGGTCGTCGGCTTGTAGGTGGCTTGGAGGTTGCCGCAGCGCACGCCCGTATGCGAGCCGATGCGCAGGATGATCTGCTCCTGCAATTCCTTCTGAGTGGCCTTCATGTCATGAAGCATTCCGGTGGCGCTCTCGTACCTTGCGAGCAGGTCGTAGAGGTCGTCATCGTCGCTTTCGTCCACGATGTCCGGTGTGGGTTCCGGCCACGCCTTCTGCACGTCGTCGCCGGTCAACTGCGGTGGAGTGCCGGTGGTGACGAAATGCCAGAAGTCGGCTGCGGCCTTGTCGATCGCGGCCATATCCTCTTGGTCGGCCTGGAACGGTATCTCCACCGGCTCGTCGTCTCCGATGGCCGCGTACACGTAGCCCCACGTCCAGCCGGTGACGAGCGTATAGAACTCGACTTGAGCGAGATAGTAAGGTGGAATTCGGAGGTTGCCGTCCTCGTCATGCCAGTCCCCCGCTCGACGGCTGCTCGCAGTCTTGATTTCGAGGATTCCAAAGCTTCCGTCCTCCCTTTGCAGGATGCCGTCAAGGGAAGCGCGCAGATAGGGCTTTTCGCGGCTGATGAATTGCTTGTCTGTACCGTCCGTGACGAGCATTTCCGGATGATTCGAGCGGAAACGCTTCCTGAGCTCGTTTTCCAAGGCATTGCCCTTGACGATTGCCCACTTGTCGGAGATGTCCTCTGGCTCCACGCGGCCGGTCTTCTCAAGCCACAGATCGTAAGGCGTCTTGAAGGAATTCAGGCCGAGAATCGTGCTCATGTCCGAGCCGCCCACACCCGCCTTGCGGCTTTTCAGCCAGGCAAGATGCCGTTCGGCCTGCTTGCCCTGCTTGAAACGCTCGATCTGATAGCGGTCCGTGTCCTTGAGTGTGATGCGTTTCATTCCTTCGCCGCCTTCATTTCTTGGACTTCACCGTCGAAAAAATCGATAATGAGATTGCAGATGGCGACCGCCGACGTTTTGAGCTGGG